TATGAAGCAGCCATTATTACACTAAGAAACCAAGCTAGAAGGACACGTCAGGATGACATGGCAATTGCTGCCTCACCTGCGGGTGGTCCTGATACAATTACACCGGGGAGTCCATAATGGCTAAAAAGAAAAGTGGCGAGGATATGTATGGGAAAAAAATAGTTGGTCCTAAAGGTCATGTTAGACATGGAAAAACAACTCATAAAAGAAAAAAATCTAGTGATATTACTTTAGAAAAAAATAACGACAAAAAAATAAAAGGGTATATAGGACCAAGAGATTCTAATAAAGCTCACCCTACAGGAATGCAAGCTTATTCAGGAGCAAGGCGTAACAAATTAAAAAAAGCACTTGATGCTAGAGAAGACAAGGTAAGACCTAGTAAAAAGAAAGTTCCTAAAACAATTCCTACTATTAAAGCACGTTCTGCCCCGACTAAGAGACGCCCTACTATGAAAGAACAACTTAAAGACTCAAGTGTTGCTATTGATTATGATCAATTAGATAAGATGCGGGGTGGTGGTAAAGTAAAGGGTTACAAAAAAGGTGGACCACTCAAAGCTGAAAGTTTTGAAAATATGAAAGAGGTTGAACGTGGTAAAATGCGTAAAACTATCCGAAATATAAAAGGAACTCCTAAAGAAATTGCTAAAGATAAAAAAGCAAAGAAAGTAGTAACTGCACCTAAACCTAAACGTCCAAAAAGTATACGAAAAACTGCTGCTAAAGCTCCTAGTACAAAAATGGATAAAGAGCGTACTAAACGTATAATGTATAATAAAAGGCGTAAGATAGGTGACGAGTTGATGGCTGTAGCTAGGAGACAGAAGCCTAACAAGAGTAGGCTAACTGACGAGATGATTGCTGCAGGCGGAAGATTCATAACTGAAAAGGACAAGTTAGATGCTAAAAGAAAAAGAATAAAGAATTTAGAACGCATCAAGGGTTACAAAAAAGGTGGATCAATTACTTATCGTATGTCAGGTGGTCAAGTAGTTGGTCACGGTTATGATTAGTAGGTCTAGTGCTAGACAACAAATTACAAAGCCACCTAAGAAAACTAAGGGAAAAGGAAAATTTAAATGGAAAAGAAAACAGAAGTAAAAACAGTAGCTGTCGTTGAGCAGCCTGTTAAGAAGCCAGAACCTAATCCTAATAATAATATTGGAATAGCTTGTTTTGTTGCTGTAGGTATTGTTCTTCTTGCAATTGTAATCTACAAAAAAGTAAAGGGAAAGAAATAATGTCGGGACCACATACACTAATTGATCGTAGTATTCCACTGAATGATATCGTAGGTAAACCTACAGGTCAGGGATTTGGTGCTGCACGTAAAGGACCATCAGTTACAGGTAAAGCAAAAGATGCTGTTGTTGATGAAGACTACCAACAGGGTAAATCTTTTGACGTAGATGGTTAACAAATGGCTAGAAACAAACCAAAAAATTCTAGGGGAAAAATGGGAGGAAGAGTGCGTAAACCTCTTTCTCTTAAGGACTTAAAGTCACTAAAAAAAGTATTAAAGACTTCTAAATTGCAGCGTATAAGAGATACTTCCGATACTAGTCCTATATCATTTAGAAAAAGAAATGTTAAAGGCAAAGGCCCGAATATGTCTGGTCTTAAAGATTTGTTTAAAAAAAATCCAAAGGGATATGATGATAAGTTATTTAAAAGTATAACTGGTAATACTGTAGGAACTGCAAAAGCTTTTGAAAAAGCAGGTTTAGAAGTACCAGATTATAATTATGATACTATGAATGATAGTATAGATAGTTGGATGAAAAAGGGCGGAAGTATTAAAAAGAAAATGAAGAAAACTAAAGCAAAGAAACGTCCTGCTCTTCGTGGTTACGGTACAGCACTTAGAGGGTTCTAGTGGATAGTAAAAAAATAATAAAGCTATACCAAAAGTCTGTTGATCAAGGTATAGATAATTATGATTTACTAGACAATGATATTAAGAAACCTATTAAAGAAGACTATAGTGATTGGGATAACTACTGGGTTTCTCTTATCAGCTACATGAAAGAAAAGTATAGATATACATATGGCAGTAAAGCGCAAAAAAAGTAATATGAAGGGCATGACTATTGGTAGAGGCATGAAGCGTCCTACCAAGTCTGGTGCTGGCATGACCAAGAAGGGTGTTGCCAAGTATCGTAGGCAAAACCCCGGTTCTAAATTAAAGACTGCTGTGACTGAAAAGAAACCTACTGGTAAACGTGCGACAAGACGTAAGTCTTACTGTGCTAGATCAGCAGGACAAATGAAGAAGTTCCCCAAGGCTGCAAGTAATCCTAACAGTCGTCTAAGACAAGCCCGTAAAAGATGGAGATGTTAATGAAAAAAGCTGTAGATGCTCCTAAAGGTTTTCATTGGATGAAAGCTGGTAAGGGATTTAAACTAATGAAGAACCCTAGCACTGGCTATAAATCTCATAAAGGTGCTTCTAAGAAAGCAAGCTTTGAAGTTCAAAGTGTTCATAAAAAATGAGTGTTGCCACTAAACGTGATCCTAAGAAGTGGGCTGCGGCTAAGTCAAGAGCAAAGGCTAAGATGGGTGGTAAGCACTCAGCAAGAGCAATGCAGTTAGCCACTAAGTATTATAAAGATGCAGGTGGTACGTACTCAGGTAAGAAGAAAGCCAGTAACAAATTATCTAAGTGGACAAAGCAAAAATGGACAACGAAATCAGGCAAGCCAAGCAGCAAGACAGGGGAACGGTATCTTCCCAAGAAAGCAATCAAAGCATTGTCATCAAAGGAATATGCAGCAACCACCAAAGCAAAGAGAAAAGGGACTGCTGCCGGGAAACAGTTCGTGAAGCAGCCAAAAAGAATAGCTAAGAAAACAGCAAAGTATAGGAAAGCGTGATGGCAGTATCAGGTACATATGATTTTAATCTTGATATAGATCAAGTAATACAAGAAGCAACTGAGATGATTGGGGGAGAGCAAACCCTTGGTCACGAACCTGCTTCTGCTAGACGTTCAATAAACCTTATGCTTAAAGACTGGCAGAACAGGGGAGTTCTCCTGTGGACTACAGAGACTACTGCTGTTACTGTAACTTCCAGTGTAGGTTCTTATAGCCTCAGTAGTTCTACTATAGATGCTCTTGAGGTTGTTCTTAACAGGGATAGTACTGACATTCAGTTAGAACGTATCTCTCCTGAAGAATATCTAATAATTCCCAACAAGACCCAGACAGGTAGACCTTCTCAGTATTCTATACGTAGGGGACGGGATAACCCTGTTCTTTCAGTATGGCCTATTCCTGAGAACTCTACTGATGTAATGAAGATTGAACGTATCAGTGCATTGCAGGATGTAGATAAATCTGCTGGACAGAATGCAGACATGCCTACACGTTTTCTACCACCTCTTACTTGTGGTCTTGCTTACTACATGTCAATGAAACGTCCCGGTGTAGAAGCTGCTAGAATACAAATGTTAAAGACTAACTACGAAGAACTTCTTGCCAGAGCCTTTCAAGAAGATCGTGAACGAGCTACCATGAGGGTTGTGCCTAGATTGAGGTATGTCTAATGGCAAGTAATAAGAACGCACTAGCCATGTGTGATACATGTGGCTTTGTCTACCCTCATCGGGTAATGCGTTTTAATAGTTATGGTATGTTAGTATGTCCTACAGACTTTGAAGGACAGTTTGATCTAAAGAACCATCCACAAAATAAAGTCCCTGATGTTAGAGACAACCCTGCTATACGTGATCCACGCCCTGACAATGGCGGTAGGAACCTTACGTGGGCGGAAGCTACGACTAACTGGGAAGACACAGACAAGTATTGGAACCTAATATGACAGACTTAACCGGAAAAACAATTGCTAATACTTATAAGCAACTACTAAGAGTTGGTGTAAGTACCAATACTGGTGTTAGTGCTGGCCTTACTACTATTGAAACTGGAGATGGAACTAATAGTTCTTTTGAATTAGCCACTGGATCAGCTAAATTTACTGGTACACTTGCTATAACAGGTGCTACTTCTATTGCTTCTAATCTACATGTATCTGAAAAAGTATGTGCTTCTGCATTCTATGGTGATGGTTCTAATATTAGTGGTGTTACTGCAACTATTGCAGGAAACATCTCAGTCAGTAATGCCACAGTAGGTGGTAATTTATATGTAAGTGGTACGGCTACCATAGTAGGTGCAACACATCTACAGGCTGCTCTCTCAGTTGGTGGTGCAGCACAGTTTGGTTCTACGGTTACAGTATCAGGTGCAGCACAACTACAGAGTACAGTAACAGCCGTAGGAGCAGCTACCTTTAAGTCTACAGTTACAGTAGAGAATGTAGCAGCCCTAAAGAATAATGTAACAGTTGGTGGTACATTTAATGTAGCAGGTGCTTCTGGCTTTACATCCAAGGCAACCTTTAGCAATGACGTATCAGTAAGCGGTAGACTTGATGTAGCAACGTCAGCCTGTATTGGTGGTGTTCTTGATGTTGAGGGTGTAGCAAACTTTGCAACTAATGTAAGTGTAAGTGGTAATGTAAATGTTGTTGGAGATGTAACTGCTGCCTTTTTCTACGGTGATGGTCGTAATCTTACAAACGTAGAAGCAGAGTTAGGCACTGCTACTAATATCTCTGTCTCTGGTTTTGTAAATGTAGGAGGCAATCTTTCTGTTAGTGGTACATCCAATGTAATTGGTGCTGCTAGTTTTCAAGCTACTGTTACGGCAGTTGGTGCGGCTACATTCAAAGATGACGTATCAGTAAGTGGTAATACTAGACTATTGGGTACAGTAACAGTTGGTGGGGCAGTAAGCCTAGCATCTTCTCTAAGTGTAGGAGGAGTTGCTAACTTTGCTAATACAGTAACTATAGCTGGAGCAGTATCTCTTGCTTCTACACTAAGTGTTGGTGGTGCCTCTAACTTTGCATCTACAGTCACAGTAGTAGGCGCAGGTACTTTCAAAGACGACGTAAGTGTAAGTGGTAATACTAGACTGCTAGGCACAGTAACAGTAGGTGGTGCAGTCTCTTTAGCTTCTACTCTTAGTGTAGGTGGAGTTGCTAACTTTGCAGATACTGTGACAGTTGCAGGTGCTGTAAGCCTAGCTTCTACTCTCAGTGTTGGAGGAGCATCTAATTTTGCTTCTACTGTAACAGTGGTAGGAGCAGCAGCCTTTAAAAGCAATGTATCAGTAAGTGGTAATGTAGACATAGCAGGTAATGTATCTGTAGGTGGCACACTCTTTGCTGCTGGTGGTATTACATATGATGGTAATGTATCAGTCTCTGGTAACTTAGCAGTAGGTGGTAATGTATCTGTAGGTGGAACACTCAGTGTTACAGGCGCAGTAAGCCTAGCATCTTCTCTAAGTGTAGGCGGTGCTACTAATCTATTAGGCACAGTGACTGCTACAGGTAATACAGGGTTCTTAGGAACTGTAAGAGTTAGTGGAGCAACAAGTCTTGAAGCTGCCTTAAATGTTACAGGTGCAGCTTTATTCTCTTCTACGGTTACAATAGCGGGTACTGCTATCTTTGAAGGAGATGTATCAGTAAGTGGAGCAGTTAATATAGCTGGTAACACTTCTGTAGGTGGTACATTCTTAGCTACAGGTAAGGCTGAGTTTGAAGATGATGTAAGTGTAAGTGGTAACTCAAACTTTGGTGGTACAGTTACAGTAGGAGGTGCTGTAAGTCTAGCATCCACTCTTAGTGTTGGTGGTGTAGCAAACTTTGCTTCTACAGTTACAATAGGAGGTGCTGTTTCTATAGCTG